CTGATCGACGGGCATTACAAAGTGACCGGAACCACGGCCGACACGTTCACCACGCGCAGCGCAGCCAGCGGCAGCACCAGCGGCAATGTCCGCGGAACGCAGTTCTACACCGTGATGGACATCCCCACATGGGATGCAGCAGCGGACCTCTGCAGCAAGAGAACCGACGGGTGCAAACTCCGCTTCGGCGGCAGTGAGCGGCTCCCCTTCGGTGGCTTCCCCGGCGTGGGCCAGGTGTACGCATGAAGGACTGGAAGGCAGCAGCAGCAAAGCACGCCAAGGCAACGCCTGACGTGGAGGTGTGCGGGCTGGTTGTCATGCGAGGCAAAAAGCTGGAATATGTGCCGTGTCGAAATCTGGACGCTAATCCCGATGAGATGTTCATTCTCGATCCCAGGGACTATGCAGCAGCCGAAAATGACTCTGACGAGGTGATTGCGGTATTTCATTCGCACCCCATCACCTCGGCGCTCCCCTCGATGGCAGACCTCGCAGCCTGCGAGGCGTCCGGTTTGGCCTGGCACATCTTCAACCCGTCCACCGAGCAATGGGGCGAGTGCTCCCCCACCGGCTACCAGGCGCCGTTGCTGGGGCGGCATTGGGTATGGGGGGTCCACGATTGCTGGGCCTTGTGCCGCGACTGGTATCAGGAAGAGCTGGGCATCGAGCTGCGGGACTGGGAGCGACCGGCGGATCCCATGGAGTTCCTGGCCGATCCGATGTTTGACCGGTGTTGGGCTGACACCGGCTTTCGAGAGCTGGGGCCGGAGGAAGAACTGCAGCGCGGCGACCTGATCCTCATGTCGATTCGATCGCCGGGACTGAACCACATTGCGGTGTTCCTGGGTGATCAATACGGCCGAATTCTGCACCACATGCAGCACCGATTGAGCTGCCGGGAGCTCTACGGGGAGTGGTACCTAGCCTGCACGGGAAGGCGGATCCGGTATGTCGCTGCGGAAGATACGGGTGTACGGCCGGCTAGCGAAGTTCCTGAAGGCAAAGGAGCTTGAGGCTGAGATTTCCAGTGCTGCCGACGCGGTCCGTTTTCTGCTGACCAACTGGCCCAGCCTGGAGCGGCACATGGTAGACCAGCGCTACCGGGTCACCGTCGGCGGCTATGCGCTGAGCGAGGAAGAACTGGGCCATCCCAGTGGTGAGCAGGAGATCCGGATCATTCCCGTGATCGGCGGAGCTGGAGCGGCCGGGCGGATTCTGGCGGGGGTGGCATTGGTGGCTGCATCCTTCATCCCTGGCGTGGGAGCGCTCGCCATCAACCTGATGCTTGGCGTCGGCGCCAGCCTTGTCCTTGGCGGCGTCGCTCAGCTGATCTCCCCGGTGCCGACCCTGGACGGTGGCGATGACAGCCCAGGAGACCCACGAAAGAGCTACTCGTTCTCGGGGATTCAAAACACTTCCCGGCAAGGATTGCCGATTCCGATTGTCTACGGGGAGATGATCGTGGGCAGCATCGTCGTTAGCTCCAGCATCGACTCTGATCAGGATTGAGCATGAAACTCATTGGCTCTGGCGGTGCAACTAGCGGCGGCGGCAAGGGCGGAGCAGGCGCCACGCGCACGCCGAAGACGGCAAAAGATAGTCTCGCGTCCACGCAGTACGCGGCGCTAATCGACGTGCTCTGCGAGGGCGAGATTCAAGGCCTGGTAGATGGCCTGGAGTCGATCTACCTGGATGAAACCCCAATCCAGAACGCAGACAACAGCTTCAACTTCGACGGCGTGACCGTCGTCACCAGGACCGGCACGCAGGATCAGGCGCCGATCACCCTGGCCAAGCGGCAGGAAGTGGGCAGCGAGCAAGGCGTAGGCGTCACCGTCACCCAGTCCACTCCCGTTGTCCGCACGATCACCAATCCCGATGTGGACGCCGTGCGCGTCACCATCGCGGTGCCACAGCTGCAGCGGGTCAAGGACAACGGCGACATTGATGGCAGCTTTTTCGATGTAGACATTGACGTTCAATATGCCGGCGGCTCATGGCAGACCGTCAATGAGGGCAACAAGCGCGTCGAAGACCGGACCGGTGATCTGTGGACCAAGGACTTTCGTTTTGAGCTCAACGGTGCTTTCCCGGTCAATATCCGCGTCAGCCGCGAGAACCCGGACAGCACCGACCCGAAAAACACGAACGCCTTCTCATGGCAGAGCTACACCGAAATCACCTACGCGAAGCTGGCCTATCCGAACACGGCCTGCGTTGGCCTGCGCGTTGATGCCAGCCAGTTCAGCCGGATCCCTTCGCGCCAGTACCGGATCCGGGGCAAGAAAATTGCGGTCCCCAGCAATGCCACGGTGGACGCGACCACCGGCCGGCTGATCTATTCCGGCACCTGGAACGGGCAGTTCGGCGCCGCTGTGTGGTGCAGCGATCCTGCGTGGTGCCTGCACGACCTGCTCACCAACAACCGCTACGGGTTCGGCACGCACATCAGCGGCGCGTCGCTGGACAAGTGGTCGTTCTACGCCTGCAGCCAATACTGCTCGGAACTGGTGCCTGATGGCTTCGGCGGCACTGAGCCGCGGTTCTCCTGCAACGTCAACATTCAGACCCAGGATGAGGCCTTCAAGCTGATCTCTGACATGTGCTCGGTGTTTCGGGCCATGCCGTTCTGGGCGGCTGGGTCTGTGGCGCTGTCGCAGGATCGCCCGGCCGATCCGGTCTATTGCTTCAATCAGTCAAACGTCGTTGATGGCATCTTCACTTACAGCAGCAGCAGCCTCAAGAACAGGCCCACGGTGGTCTCCGCCGCTTACCTGGACCTGGCGACCAGAGACCTGGCCTACGAGTCGGTCGAGTCTCAGGAGCTGATCGAAAAATACGGAGTGGTCAGGCGCGACGTGGCCGCCTTTGCCTGCACCTCAAGGGGCCAGGCCCGGCGCGTGGCCGAGTGGGTGCTGTATTCCGAGTGGGAGGAGAACCAGATCTGCAGCTTTAAGGCCAGCATCGACGCCGGCGTGATGCTGCGGCCTGGCTCGCGGGTTGAGATCGCCGACCCGCTCAAGGCTGGAGTTCGGCATGGCGGGCGCATCGTCTCGGCCACACAAACCAACGTGGTACTGGACAGCGCCGAGGGCCTGCCGGCCAGCATGACGGGCTGCACGCTGTCGATCGTGATGCCCAGCGGCGCGACCGAGACGAGGCCGATCGTCAGCCGCAGTGGGGCGACGCTCACGTTCTCGCCTCAGGTTCCGTTCTCCGCCAACCCCAGCCCGTTGGCGCCATGGGTGCTGTCCGAGCCAACCGTGCAAACCAGCATCTGGACGGTGCTGGGCCTGAAGGAGTCGAACGGGATCGAGTACGAGATCACTTGCATCTCCCACAATCCCAGCAAATACGGCTACATCGAGCAGGACAAGCCGCTTGAGTTCAGGGATACCACCAACCTCAACGAACCACCCACGGCGCCGACGTCGGTGTCGGTGGATGAGGTGATGTACGTCGAGCGGGCCAAGGCAAAGACAAAGCTTGTGGTCAGCTGGCCCGGCGTGCCAGGGGTCACCTCCTACGTGATCGAATGGCGGCTCGACTCCGGCAACTGGAACCGCCTTGAGTGCGAGACCAACAGCGACATCATTGAGAGCCGCGCCGGCTCCTATGAGATCCGGGTCTATTCCATCGGCGCCAACTTGCGGCAGTCGGCCGGGTTCGCCGGCACCACCTTCGCGGCAGCTGGCAACACGGCACCACCAAACCGGCCCGGCGGGCTAACCCTGACCACCGTCAGCACCTCGGCCCTGATGCTCCGTTGGACCGGGGCCATTGACGCTGCAGGCGCTGCGGTGGCGATCGATCTGGACGTGACCTACGGCGGCCTGGCAGAGGTGCGCCGCTCATCGGCCACCGGTGGCGCGACGTGGGAGGGTTCGACACCGATCGCAGTGGTGCCGGGCAATCAGACCCAAGTCGAGGTGGCGGCGATGACGGGCACGTACCTGGTGAAGTTCCGGGATGAGGCCGGGAACTGGAGCACCTCGGCAACGTCGATCGCCTCCATCTACACGGCCCCGGCGACGCGATCGACGCTGTTGACGCTGGATGAGATCAACGACTTTCCCACCCCTCTAATCCCGTGGCCGGGGCGGAAGGACGGGGTAACCGCCAGCGGCGGGCAGCTCGGCCTGGCCACCGGCAAGCTCTCCGGCGACTATCACCTGGCCATCGGCACCAGAGGCAGCGGCACATGGTTCTCGAGCGGCGTGGTGGACCTGGGCCGGATCCAGGACATCTACATCAGGCGCAGCATCACGGCCAACGTGCCCAATGGCTGCGCGGTGCGGGTGTTCGTAAGCACGGCGACAGAGCGGGCATTTGAGCCTTACGAGCTGTCCCAGAGCAACGTGTCGGGCGTCTACTTCCAACCCGGCAACGCCGTCGCCAAGCAGCCGGTGTGGAGCGACTGGGTGGAGGTGGCCGGCGACTACATCCGCGGCCGCTGCTTCCGGTTCAAGCTCACCCTTGAAAGCATCACCGCTGGCGTCACGCCAACCGTCACCGGCCTGGCGCTGGACCTGCAGTTAGACAACCGCACCGAGAGCGGCAACCAGTCCGTGGCGTCGCTGTTCACGGTCAATATCGCCGACTCGCCAGTTCTGGCTCCGGTCTGGCGGATTGAGATTCAGCCCCAGTTCTTGACAGCTCCCTCAGCCTCCACCGTCACCGGCATCTCCCCGTCGGGTATCTCGGGGCAGCTGTACGCATCCACCACCGAGCCGACCCGGTACGTCTACGCCAAGTTCACCAACACCTCAACCGGTGCGGATGCCACCCCAACCGCTTTCACCTGGTCCGTCACCGGCCTGGGCGCCGACATCACAGCAGCCAGCACCACCTCAGCCGGCCTGATGTCGGCGGCGCAGGTGCAGAAGCTGGAAAGCCTGGAGAACTTCAATTTGCCTATTGCGTCTGAGTCAGTCCTGGGGGGCGTAAAGCCAGACGGAACCTCAGTCCTTGTTAGCGCAACTGGCGTGATTTCAGCTGCAATCGCCCCAGATACTTTGTTCCAAGCGCTTGACAGCTATTTTTCCAGTGTTTCACTGTTGCTGCACATGGATGGCGCTAATGATAGCTCAACATTTACAGACAGCAGTCCAAACGGGTGGACCGTTACCGCCTACGGTGGCGCCAAAATCAGCACCACTGATCCCAAATATGGCAGCGGCTGCTTAACATTGGATGGCGGTGACTACCTTACCCTCCCTGCTGGCTCTGCGTTTCAATTTAATACTAATGACTTTACAGTAGAGTGCTGGTTTTACACCAACAGCGGGAATACCAATAGCGGTTTATTTACGTTTGGCGGGCAATCTAGTGGGCTTAGCGTTTCAATTTTTCAAGGAAATTGGAGAGTATCTCTATCTGGCTCAGATGGTACGACCTTTGATGCCGTCACGCTCAATACGTGGCAGCATTTCGCTATCACTAGGAGCAGCGGACTGCTGCGGGTTTTTGTCGGCGGAATCAAGAAGCTGGAGGCCAATGCGCCGGTAAATCTCACCGACAATCAGCTCAAAATTGGCTATTACTATAGCACCGATTATACCATCAGCGGCAGATATGACGAGTTTAGGGTCATCAATCGGGTTGCCCGTTACAACGGCAACTTCACCCCGCCAGCTGGTCCATTTCCCAACGCAGGGATGGGGTGATTCCGGAAGCGCGGACATCTGACCCCTACCTAGCCTGCCCCCAGAGCCAGGACCGCTGCTGTGATCGAGGTGTTTGCCGCCATCCTCTCGGCAGTCCTAGGGGGCGCCGGCACCACCGCAGTGATCGTCAGCGGCAGGGCCAGGGAGAACCGAGAAATTGTGATACGCCTCACCGTCGCCGTCGAGAACGTGGCCCAACGGCTGGAGGAGCTCCACGAAGACATCCGGGTAGACCGGCGCGAGGTGCAGGGTCGCATCACTCAGCTGGAGCAGCGCACCGCCAGGCTTGAGGGGACGAGACAGTGAACACCGCCCCCATCCTGGGCCTGGTGGCGGCTGAGATCCTGGCGTTCCTCATCTACACCGGCAGCTGCGAGGCCCGCAACAGCAACCCGGACCGATGCGAAAGCCGCTGGGGCATTGCGTTGCCTGGCATTGCGCTGGCGGTGCAGTCAGCAGCCACATATTTCATGCAGCCGTCTGGCGGTGGCAGTTCTCGCACCCCGTCAAAGCGGCGGGCCATTGATGAGCCGACCTATCTGCCATGACCAGCATCCCCCTCTGGCGCTACGCCAAAAACACGATTGCAAGCACTCATCACCAGGCCTTCTGGCATGCGCTTGATGACGCGCTGACCCCAGAGCAGAAAGCCCGGATCGCTCCCGGTGGCGACCTGCGTGGGATCTGGGAGGCGCAAGCACAGGAGGCGGCGCCGGCCCCGGCGCCGGCGGAGCGATGCCTGGTTGTCCCCTACGACTTCCAGGGCGACAACGCAGGCGGGCGGGGATACCGAGAATGCGCCACCTCCAGTTGCGGGATGGTGGCGATGTTCTGGGGCAAGATCGCCGACGTGAACGCCTACAGCAGGATTCGCGCCAGGTTTGGCGACACCACCGACATTCAGGCCCAGGTGGCGGCGCTCAAGTCTTTGGGCCTAAATGCCCAATTCGTCACCAACGGCGACGCAGCATTGCTCGAGCAGGAAATTGACGCCGGCCGACCCGTGCCGGTGGGCTGGCTCCACAAGGGCCCCGTCGGCAATCCCAGCGGCGGCGGCCATTGGTCCGTAGTGATCGGCTATAACCCTGTCTGCTTCATCCACCACGACCCCAACGGCGAAGCCCTGCTGGTACCTGGCGGCTTCTCCTATGGCCGCACCGGTGCTCGCGTGCCCTACAGCCGCCAGAACTGGCTCAAGCGATGGGAGGCTGATGGTCCTCGGACGGGCTGGGCTGTAATAGTTCGACCTCGCTAAGCCAGCGCCGGCTGACCTCGCGCAGGCAGTCACCCTCTACGCAGATCCCACCACCGCAGACAGCCCAGACCGGGCGGCCATCGCGCTCAACCACGGAGACCGCCGGCACGGGCTGGACAGACTGCCGGCAATCCTGGCCTGAGCTCATGAAGCCAATGCAGTGGATGATTCCCGATCTCAGTCTGAGCACCCAGGCAAACCTCGAAGCCTCGCGCCGCGCCATCCGGAAGGAGGGGCCGAACAAGCCGCAGGAGACCGCCGATCACTGCGCGGAGCTGCTGCGGCTCACGGTGATGCAGCAGCAGATCATCCGCTCAGCTGCGCGCTACATCCTCGAACTGGAGACCGCCGCCGCC